AACATTTCCACTAAAGGTTGCATCAACACCAGTAATGTTAGTGACGTTAATTGATGGAGACCCTGTAAGGTTCTCTGCAACTGTAGCAATGCCTGCTACATCGGCATAAGAAGCAATACCAGCATTCGTAGCATAAGTGGCGATTCCTGCTACGTCAGCATAAGAAGCAATACCGGCATTAGTTGCATAAACAGCAGTATCAGCATTCACACCAGTTAGGTTTGAACCATCACCATAGAATGATGTTGCTGTCACAACACCAGTTACATTTACATCACCAACAACATCTAATGCAACTTGTGGATCTGCACTATTGATACCTACATTCGAATTTCTGTAGATGTTTGCACCTTGTTCATTCCATAAGGAAGAAGCAGCACCAGGACTGATGAACTTAAACTTACCAGAAGTAGCATCATAAGATAAAACCTTACCATCAGAGATAGAAGATCTATCAATATCATCTAAGTAACGGAGATTAACTTCACCACCACCACCAAGACTCATCAGCTGTTGCTGAATGCGATTGACGAAAGTTCTATAATGTGATGATAAATCTTCAAATGTTACAAACTTTTGGTCTAATGGGAGTAATGGATCAGCATCTTCATTAACTGTAACTGGTTGTTCTTTAAGTTTTTCAATCTCTTTGAATGCTTTCTCAATCTCAAGTTGAAGACCAGTTGGATCAAATTCTTCTGGTATCTCACGACCTTCTACTTCCGTAACTGATTTCTCTACGGCACGAATCGAAAGTTTAATATTAATAAGATTATCTCTGACCTTATCAATATCATCAGAAAGGATTTCAATCTCTTCATCATAATATTTAATTTCAGGAAGTTCTGGTATCTCAGGTATCTGTGGGATTTTATTCTCTACATCCTTAATTGCCTCTTGTAATTCGGCAATTTCATTCTCATAATACCTAACCTCAGGAAGTTGTGGAATGTCTTTACGGACTTCTTCGACAAGTTCAGTGAGTTTATCTAAGTCATTATCATAGTATTTTATTTCAGGTATTTCTGGTATCTCAGGAATAGAATTTTTTACAGTTTCAATTCTATCCTGAAGATCTGTAAGTTCAGTATCATAATACTTAACTTCTGGAAGTTCAGAAAGTTCTTTCTTCAGTTCAGCAACTCTCTCATAAAAAGTTTCTTTCGTTGCTGCAATGTCATTCTGAATTTCTGAAGGATCAAATGTTTCTGGTATTTCAAGTTTGGATAATTTATCCAAATCCTTCAGCATCTGATGCGTGACTTTCTTAATCTCTCTGAGACTTTCTCCATGCTGCTGGAAGATCTCAGAACCAGATACTTGAAGTTCGTCTACTCTCTCAGTAAGTTTCTCTACTTCATCATCATAATACTTGACTTCTGGAAGTTCTGAGATGTATTCCCGAAGACTTTTTATTTTTTCATTAACAGGATTTAAATTATATTCATCTACACCAATCTTACTAGAAATCAGAACTTCTAATTTTGCAAGTTCTTCATCATAATACTTTGGTTCTTTAATTGTAGAAGCAACTTCTTCTAGTCTTTCACGAAGAACTTCAATAGGATCTTTTAATTTTTCTACATCAACAGGATCTTCTTTAATCTTAACTGCAGGTTTAGGATCTAATAAATCTTTCGGTGATGTAAGTCTCCTATTCTTCTTTTCTTCTGAAAGTTTTTTCTTCTCTATTTCTACAGCACGAAGTTTCCTCTGCTCTTCTTGTTGCAGACGAAACTCTTTTAATTCTAATGGAGATAATAATTTCTTCTTCAAAATACCCGACACACTTTTAGGTATTTATTTTATTAGAAATACTAAATAAAGCAGTGCCCCGTAAATCAGAAAAAAATGAAAAAAGCATTGCTCGCTTTTGGAATGGTTTTGATAAGTGCAACCTCAGCATCAGCAGGTGGACTTACATCTAGATTATCTTCGAGTGTTCAATTAACCGTTGATGGTCCTGTAACATCATCAACACGTCTAGGTTCTTCTTATTCAGTATCTGGAAGTAACATTTCAGTAACTACACTAGGAGGTCTTACTGGATCTTCTGCAACTGCACCTGCCACTATAAGCTCTGGAACTTATGGTATTGCAACTGATGGTCAAGCATTTAGTTTCGCAGAATCTCAGTTAGTTGGTGATACAGTAATCACTAATGATAGTCTCGGATCTAATGGTAGATTTGATAGTCCAACCCTTTATTCTAATAATACTATTCAAGCGGGTGGTACTGCAGGATCTCTTGCCGGTACTATCGATACCACTGGAACAGTTAGTTTAACTGCTGGTGGTCCCGGAACAAGTGCTATTGGACAATTCGTAAGTGAAATCACCATTTTTGAGTAAGAATTATGAATCGTTTACAAGAAGCAATTAGTATAGGATTGATTCTTGGTGTGGTGCATGGAACACTTCAACCTTCTTGGAGTGTTCCTGTTGTACCTAACTTTAGTCAAGGATCATTAACCAGCAGAACAGAAACAAAACAAACTATTACAGAAACCATCAATTCGATGGACTACAACACAGGTTATCAGTATTCAGTAACTGGAACTAATGTAGAAACAACTGATGGGAAAATCAATCTTCCCCAAGTAGTAACCACCAATACTATTGATGGAGTGACTTCAACATTCACTGGATTACAAACAGGTTCTCAAAATTGGAAGCAAACAAACCCAGGAAAGGCATTCCAATTTACAGAAACTTATCAGGGACCAGGATTAAGTAATCAAACAATAATACAAAGAGTAACAGAAATAGAAAGCGCAACTGACACGACCTCAATTTTTAGTCAATAAATTTAATAATTCTGATAAAATTATGATGATCCCAAAACTATTTCGAAGAAATAATGCCTCTAAAAGTATTCTCACAATAACATTATTATTTGCAAATCCATCTTATGCTGAAACTGTTGGTGGTGTGTCTGCTACTGCTAATCCTGTTGCTAACTCCTCAGGCAGTGTTACAAACCAAGCTATACAAGTCCTTCAGGGACCTTACATTACAAACACCTACGGTGGAGGTATACAGTGTCAAGGTCCCACTCTCAACTTTACACCCTATGTAACAGGTGCTGTATCTGCTGCTAAACCATACGAACCATTTTTTAATGATCCTGTGTATGATGTTAGTGATTTAGATGGAGATGGAAGGATTGATAATCCAGGAGATATAATTTTTGAAAAGAGAACTAGAACAGGACAAAAAGATAATTATAATTTATCTGTAGGTTTCTCTGCTACATGGTCTAGACCACTGGACCGAAAGTTACAGGACCAGTGTAAGGAAGCAGCATCAACACAGATTGCTTTACAGAGACAACTGACTGCCAATAAGAGATTAGATTTTGAACTTGCTAGATTGAAGACTTGTGGAAATCTAATGAAGGAAGGGATCTTATTCACTCCCGGCACAGAGATGTCAAAGTTATGTGCTGATGTGACAGTAATGAATAAGAATGCTATTGCTCCACACCGTCATTCTATTCCTCAATAATGGTTTATTTTCTTAAGTCTCTTTGTAACTGTCGTCTCTCACTTACAGAGAGCACCACTTCCTTGACACCTACTTTATCTTTTGCTTTCTGAACTACTTTCTTTACAGCAGGTCTGATAATCTTCAGTAGTAACTCTGCTAATGGTTTACCAAAGACTGCTGCTGTTGCTGCTGCCATAGCAATCGTAACTGTTGTTGTCACTTCGTTTGCTGATGGTAAATACTTCTCTACAAATGTAGGTTCTTCTATTATCTCAACGGTTTCTTCATTATTTTTCTTTTCACATCTTTTAAATTGCTCATTATATTCCTCATCTATTTCACAAGAAGGAATAGTAATTTCTGGTGTTTTTGGTATAGAAACTTGAGGAGTCTGAGGTATTTTAGTATTACCTTCAAGATCTAACTTTGGTGCTATTGCTTCTGGTGGTCCAGTTAATTTTACATCTTCTTCCGGATCATAGTCAATTGGATTGAAAGAAGGAACTTGACCATCACAAAAAACAACATTTCCATTTGGATCATCTTTAACTAATCCCGGACCATTAAGATTTGCTTCTACACATCCAGGAACATCGACTATCGGTGTTCCAATAGTTAAAGTAACTGGTGGGGAGTTTGGTAATGATATAGGTGGACCAGTAAAAATACTTTTTATGGGAGGAATACCAGTTGCGGATATTTCTTCAATCCTTACATCATTAATTTGTGGCATTAGTCTTTAAAGATATTTGAAACTGCTGTAAAAAGATGAAAGAAAATTACATACAGAAAAAATTTATCCTGATTATCTCTTTTCTTTTTTGCTGGGACTGATCTAGCCATTTTTTAAATACCAAAACATCTTTACTATTTAACACTTCTCACACTTTTTTCAGAAAGGCAGTACACCACCAGTTTGTGCGGGTAGTTCAGGAACCTCTGGCATCTCTGGGAGTGCTTCATTAATAATACCAGGTAATGCTTCCGAAATTGACCTTGTAATCTGGTCGATTGCTTGTTCCTTTGCCTGTTCAATCATTGCATCCTTATTCATATAAAGGTATGTTCCTGCACCAATTATTGAAAGTGATACTAGTCCTGAAAGTAATGCAATTCCGTTAACTAATTTTTGCATTTTAGTTCTTACCTTTTTTTATAGGCCATGTAATATGTAGGGTGTATGTCAGTAAAGTTATAAATCCAAATACAAATAAAGTACTCATCACTCTATCAAAGTTCCGTGCGCTCTTCTTATCTCTCTCAACTTTTCCAAATCCATATCTTTAGTACCTCCATCATACGCATGAGCATATCCTTCAGTAATCATTTGTTCATTGAGTGACACTGACTCGTCCCCAATGTATAACCAACCAAGAAGACGACCATATTTGCCGACGCCACCAACAAGTTCAGTCCTAACAGACAACTCATCGTCACCAGCAATAGTACTTTCCAATTTCTCTTTGAGCCAGTTGGTTGCGTCGATTCCAAGTGCCTTCTCCTCTAAGTTCTTCGTTCTCTTTTCCGGTGTATCAACTCCCGCTATCCTTACTCGTTCCTTTTTATATAAGTCAAATCCTAAATCTAAAATAAAATCCGCCGTGTCGCCATCAATTATTTTCACAACCTCTACAACTCTAAAGTTGTAACAACTCTTTCTACTTGGCGGTTTCATGGCACCCATTATACTACACCTTTAGTTATTTGTCAAGTTTATTTAGTTTCTCTTCTCTCCTCTTTGCCCAATAGGCTTTCATCTTTGCTTTGGTTTCCTCACTATGTTTTTTACCAGTAAAGTGGTTAGTGTATCCATTCTCATATAACTTTTTATGTCCCTCAGATATTTTTTTCTTTTCTTCTTCTGTTCTTTCTACATCTTTATTCCAAGCAGGTCTTCCTTTCATCGCCTCACTTAGTTTTCTCTTTTGTTCTTCTGTGAGAGGCACACCTTTATTAGGGTTGATATATCCATTCTCATATAACTTTTTATGTCCCTCAGATATTTTTTTCTTTTCTTCTTCTGTTCGGGGCACACCTTTATTCCACCCAGCTGGTGCCATAGGGCGGTCAGGGTTTTCTTTCAACCACTTAGCAAAGTCAGGTCTCTTTCTACCTGTGTTACCTTTGATACTGGCTCTACTTTGTTGTTCTCTAATTATCTCTTCCTTACCAATGATACCGGCCAAACCCATTGCCGCATACCAATCTTGCCATCTACCATGTTCTAGGTAAAGGGCAAAGTGTAACTCAGAATGCTCCTCTACACTACACTCAATAATGTTAGTAGGGTCATCAGTGCCACCAGCATGGCGCGGTATCTTATGGTGTCTATGCATATAAAAAATAACCTAAACCAATTATAACATCAATAGTATTATTTAGTCAAGGTCATCATTGAGTTCAGTGTAAGATATACGCATCAGGTATATAACATAACCTAATGCCATACAAACAGAAAGAAATACCATAAAGATTACTGACCACACAGGATCATTTACGTTATCAAGTGGACGAAGAATCAGATTCATCAGTAGTAGATATACTTATGATATCTAGTCCTTCTACTTTAGATGGTGTTGATTTTATAATTGGTTTATCTTCATTCTCCCACATTTCTACAATGTCTTCTGCCTGCTTATCGACAGATGCCATTTCCATTCGGACTTTACCTTCTATCCATTTCAACCACAACCATTCAATAAACCCTAATGCAAGATGACGAACAATAGGGTTTTGTTTATTTGCCCATCTTTTGGACTTTGTATACCAAGTATCTTCACCACCCCATTGATGTTCAAATTTGTAATCAACAGTCATTAAATACACTACCGACTTCAGATCCAACTTCGGAACCAATTTTATTTCCTAATAAAGTTGCCCATCCTGCTGCCAGCCATCCAACATAAGGAATGTTAACTAAAGTAGGAAGTAGCACACCAGTGCTAATTGCTGTTCCTGCTATTGCACCTTGTGACCGTGCTCCAGCGTCCGCCACGATACACTCTATGTCTTTTGCAGACTTTCCCTCACCTGTAATCACACCTCCTTGTGTATTACGATATCCTTCTGCAGTGTACTCATCTAAACTATACTCTATTCTTTTTTCAGTTCCACCACCAAATAATCCTTTCTTTTCTCTATTTAAATCTAAGGATCTTTCTCTAGACAAAACCTTAGGATCATTTGCTTTATATCTTACACTATATCCATCTTTGGTTACATCCATTTCATATGAAGAATAATCACCATTAGGGATTTGTATTATTGGACGATTAATACTTTCTGAAGGTGTAGATTTTAATAAATGACCTAAAATACCAATATGAGCAACACCAATAGAAACTCCAACAAACCAAATAATTGCAGTACTAATTGCTTTAGGTTTAAAGTTCATTTTTTCTCCTCTTCATCTTTTGGTTTAGGAACAGGAACTGTTACTGTTGTTTTTTGTGTCCCTCCACCATTTCCATTAGACTTTGATGGTGTGACACCAAAAGTCGCCAAAGTTCCCGTGAAGACGCTGGCAATAAAAGTAGGGTCAATTTTTTGCTGAGGTATTCCTGGAATTGAAACATAGTTTAAAGTTAAGATTGCACCCGTCCATGTCAATACAATTAATCTAACCAAGCTTGAAATTCCTTCTTCATGCCAATGGAATCCATCATCATCATGATCTTTCTTCTTTTTTGGAAGCATTGACCTGATAGTTTTAATCATTTGTATTTATGGATCTAGAGCATCAACTGTAAAATTAGTATTTAATATTCTATTGTATTGTATACAAAGTTCTTCACTTGATTCATGTTCCCATTTGTGATAGACATTCTTAAGTTTTTTTGTATAATCAGAACCATCATTATTTTTCATCTCGTCAGCAACAATGGTTTTGATTAATACATCTCTTGTTAAGTTGGTCATTCTGGATGATTTATATCCAACAAAGAGTTCACCATTATTACACAAGAGATTTCACATAACTCTTCTTGGCTGGTCTTCCTAAGTAGGATTTATTATTTAGTAATGTAACCTTCTTTAATAAGATACTTGCGGGTCAAAGGCGTGGGAGGATATATTTCCCACATCTTTCCTGTAGTACATGCCGCAAGTGCATCAGCAGTCATTCCTTCAGTTCTGCCTGCCCACCCTGCTTCTGCTTCCCAAGGAAGAACAGATTTTGGATAAGTTCTTTTTGCCATTTCTCTCCAGATAGAAGGAACATCATCTTCAGGAAGAATGATAGCAATCAATGAATTATTAATTGTTCCTGCCATACAATCCTGTGCTACATGCCATCCTTCATGTCGAACTACACTCATCAATGTAGATTGTCTACCCATGAATGCATCGTTCAGAAAGAAGTTATTACTTACAGTATGATAAACACCACGATTACCTACAGGAAAATATTTCTGATCTCCTAGAAAAACCATAACTCCGATCTTATCAAGGGAGTCCAACATCTCATTAAACTCAGTAGCAACAGCAGAATAATCAGAGTTGGGATAATTATCTTGAATGTCTTTGATACTTGTGATTCTTTGAACATTATCGGTGCATTCCCGTAACATCATGCATCCTAAAGAATCATTACTATTGTATCCTCTGGTTATTTTTTCATCTCCTGCATATGCTGTTCCTGCTAGTGCAGCACATCCAAGAAGAGATAATAAAAGTTTTTTCATGCGTAATATGCCTCAAAGTATTTTATAATGCCATTAGTATTTACATTACCTTGAGATACCCAATCATGAGCACATTCATACATTGATTGATTAGTGTATTCAGGTAATGATTCTTTTAGTTGACTACCATATTTAGTAAGAAGAACTTTAAGTGCCGACTCACGAAGTTTCAACTTATGTTCACTGTAACGCCAATCTTCAATCATCGAAACTGCTCCCAACCAGTTCCAGATTGCCAACCACCAACACCAGTCGGATTCAGTTGTTTTGTAGTTTTACCACTATTAGTAGCAATATTATAAATCACCTCATGAATATTTTTTGGTTCTACTGTATCATCCTCATGTAGTAATTGTTCTTCAGATACTGCATGTTCATATGCTTCTTTGATAGTCATTTGACGATCAGATAAGACTGCCGGACCAAACCAAGAATCATCTTCCAAATACTTCGGAGCAAGAACTCCTACAAAAGAACCATATCCTTGAGTGAAGTATCCAGGACCACATTCAAATAATGGTGCTTCTAAGTTGTCAATTAAATCTAAAGTCATGCCCATACCATTTTCTTAGTGTAATCATACGCATAAAGTTCTCTATTACCTTTGATACCCCATCCTAACCAGTAGTATGCAGGTCTCATGTAATAAGATACTGTTTGTCCACCACCCTCAAATTGTGGAAGAACACGTTGAAAGATAGGTTCATTAATCATCCAACGAACTTGGCAATCTAATTCACTTGGATTACAATCATACTTCACTGCAAAGTTTCCAAGTCCTCTATAACGATTGATAGAAGTCCACTGAATCAATCCATAACCACCACTCAAACAGTTCTCATAAGTAACACGAGCACCACCTTCACAGATGTTAGCAATAAACTTAGACTCCTGTTGAATGTTTCCCATGATTGTAGCAAGAGCATTACGATCAGAGATCTTTGTGTGCTCTTGTAATGCTGTTAAAACAATTTTTTCATTAGGAGTACAATCAGGACACTTCCAAGAGGGTTTAATTGGATCCTCAGGAATACTCACAGTATTCTCTTCAGGAGTTATAATATTTTCTTTTTGCTTTGGTGCGGATTTAGAAATAGATGAAGCACCTAGAATACTCACCAAAGCAAAGGTAGTAAACTTAATTAACATTAAAAAAGGAGCTTATTGCTCCCTTATTATAATGGATTAAGTTTTTTTTGTCAAGGTGTCGGTATGTAAACTGGTTGCATTATTCCACCACCTGGTCCGTCATCATCATCAGCATCTTCGGTAAGCACTGAAT